AGTGCGAGGACGTGGCGTAGGATCATCAGGAAATGGGCCACGGAAGATGACCTGTTCCAGAAAGCTGTGGCCGCCGCTGCACATGCCGAACTCGTCACAAGCACGCCCAGAGTCGTAAAGGCCGTGGTAAATCGGGCTGGCCGAGGGAATCCGAATATGGCTCGGTTGGCCCTGGAAGCTAGTGGGTTCCACAATCCCAAGGTGGACCACAAGCATTCGGGTGAGGTCAAGATCACGGTATCAGGCCTCCCACGGCCTACGGCTGGCCCTGACGAGACCCCCCCCACCGAACCCATCATAGACGCGGAAGTGGTCGAGTAGTCGGCAAGTAACGGCCCTGGCAGTCTTGGGTGGGCCCCCGGCTGGCCGGACGCAGCGGAAGCCACTGGCTGGCCCTGGGACACCCTTCCACGACCACGCTCTGAAACCGCGCTGAAGGGGAGTGATCGCCCCGCGTGATGTGCGGGTCACTCCCCTCGAACGCTGACGGCGTTACGTCACCTTGACGATTTCGCGTGATAGTCACTAGGGCGCTTGCGGGTCACTCTACGGCGTTTCTACTGCGTGATGCTTACTCCCCTGCCTTTTTCGCTGCGGGCACCTTACCCGTCTCCACGATCACCTTTGCGAGTGATTCGGGCATCGGCGGGTAACGGTTGCCGTCCCGATTCTCTTTTTCCTCCGGTGGCCATGCGAACTCACCTCGGAGGTGATCGTAGTTTGAGCGGATCGAACTGCGGAGAATCTTCCCCGCTTTCGTCGTGTCACTCAACCCGCGCTTGCGAGCGAATCCGACGATTACCTCTGACAGCTTGACACTCTTTGTTTCGGGCATGTTGTTCACCTTTCATTGCGTGATTGGTGCAAGCGCCCTAGTCACTATCACTATTCGATTTCGGTCAGTCATGACTCGGCTTGCGCGGGGAGTGACTCGACTGACTCCCCAAACGTAGCAGAGTGATGTCACGCTATGTGTGATGATTCGTCACATAGGGGGAGTGATCGCATGGGGTGATGCGTCACTCATCATCGGACTTGGACGATCCGATTCGGACGGTGACGAGTGATGTGCAGGGGAGGGGGAGCGTGGGACACGCGCGGTCGCAGGGTCGCCATGGTGGACGCTTGGTCTCCAGGGTCCCCAGAGAGAACTGCCCCGTTAACCTCGTTTCTCGATGCCACGGTGGATAGTAACCTGCAACTTAAAACTGCAGGGTAAGCCCCGAAGCGTACAATCCGCGAGTGGCCCGACTAATCCCTCAGTCCGAGGTCACGTAGCTCGACCCGGTGGAGGGGGGTGCCCCTGTACCCAACGCCCCCCTCCGTCCTATAATGGAGGAAGATGGGACTACAACGATTTCCGATAGGCAAGTTCGACGGGGGTATCAACTTCCGTGATGGGCCCTTCCAGCTTGAGGCCAACGAGCTCCAGGATGGCATGAACGTACGGCTCACCCAGAGAGGTGCTCTAACCGAGCGTAAGGGCAAGACCAGATTCGATGCCTCTGGGTTCCCTGCTGCCAAGAGGGCTGAGCATATGAGGAACTGGTACTTCGGTTCCACTCGCCTGCTCATGCTGTCTATTGATGGCACGATCTATTCCTGCAACACTGGGGGCGCCTTGACGTCCAGGTTTGCGGGAACGGCAGCAAGTACCTGGTGCTTCGAGTCTATGCAGGACTCTTTGGGGGCTGATACCCTGTGGGCCATGAATGGGGTCGATGCGGCCAAGCGTTGGGACGGGGCTGCTGGGTCGGCTAGTGCTTGGGGGGGTACACCACCGAACGGGACTATGTGCAAGGCGTGGAGGAACAGGATGGTTGTGGCGGGGGTACCAGGGAGCCCGAGGCGATTGTTCTTCTCGGACATAGGGAATCCTGAAGCGCCGTCTGGTTCGTACGGAACTAACTGGGTCGACATAAAGCAGGCAGAGGATGACTTGGATCCCATCACGTGGCTTGACACGCTGGGCGATCTTTTGCTAGTTTTCAAGAGGCGGAGTGTGTGGGCTGTCTATGACGATGCCACGTTCAGGAACCGACGGATAGGAGCTGTGGGCTGTGAGGATAGATTCCAGTCAGTTGAGGCTATGGGCCGGACGTACTTCTTGGCAAGGGACGGCGTGTATTCCCTTGATGGAGTTACCGGACCACCTGTCCTCGAAAGTGGAGCCCTTGGTACATATTTCCCCGACACCATTGATTACTCAGTCATTGGTAAGGCGAGGATCGGGGCTACCCGAGATAGACGACTCCTGGTTGCCCTCCCCACATCAGGTTCGGTCAACAGCAGGCTTCTAGAGTATCAGTTGGACTTCACGACTAAGCGGACCGCGACGGAGAGGGCGAGGCATCCGTGGTTCATTCACGATCTGGGCGTGAGTAGCATGGCGGTGTTTAGGCCTGTGAACACGGACGTCTTGATTGGAGGGGACTCTGGGGCTGCTAAGCTGCATACTCTGTTCTTGGGGACTTCGGATGATGGGGTGGCCATTAATGCGTATGGGCTGACTGGGTGGAAGTCGTTCATTTCGGAGGAGCCGTATGAACGGGTCAGGCGGTTGAACGTGGAGATGGTGGGTAACCTGATTGTGGATGTGTTCCTTGACTTGGATGCTGGGGTTGTGAAGTACTCCAAGGCACTTGATGCCAATCCGGGTTCGGATGCTGTGTGGGATGGGGGGACTTGGGACGGTGGGGTGTGGGACGCTCAGGCGGGGACGCAGTTGAGGCGGGCGCGGCCTGAGACCCGGGGGCGGTACCATGCCTACAAGTTCCGCAACTCGCAGCTGAACAAGACCTTTACGATCTACGCTGCGGAAGCCGCTATACGCGGGGGAAAGGAACACTAGTATGACGACACCATATAGCATTCCCAATCGTCCGTCGGGCTCCGACGTTCGTTCTGTCGGGGCTATCATCACTGACTTCGATGCGGTGCTTGCTGCCTTGAACTCCTTTGACGGGGGGAACTTGCAGGCCAACAGTGTCTTGGCAGCCGCGATAGCCGACGCTGCAAGGTTGGGGCTGACGGATGGGGCCACGGTGAGGCGGGGGAAGAGCATAATTGCCACCACAGAGTCAAGGACCAACGTCGCGTATGGGACGCTGGCTACGCCGGACAAGGTTGCTGGGTTGGTGCTGCCGACTGATGGACTGATCTTCGTGAGTTACCAGGCCACGTGGCAGGAGTCTGTGCTTGGGGCCGCGAGGGCCGCGATCTTCATTGGAGCCAACCAATTGAAGACCTGGCTAACAGGTGCTGCGCCCGCTGCTCAGGAGACTCAGGTAGCCAACGTGGGAGCCGCTACCGATACTCCGTTGATAACTATCCCTCAGGGGCTGAACAGTTCGGGCAATGCGGCCTATACGGGTGATGTGACCACGGGGCAGTCGATTGGTGTGACGGGGCCGATCAAGGCTGCGGCCGGGACCTACGACATCTCGGTTCAGTTCAAGTCCACATCGGGATCTGTGACCGCGAAGAACCGTGAGCTGAGGGTCTGGAGCATGGGCTTCTAATGGCTATTGCCAACTGGGACGAGTTCAAGCTAGAACGATTCATCCTCGATTTCCTAGCCACGCGAGGTGGTGAAGTCCCTGTGGGAACTATTGTCCTCTATGCGGGAGCGACTGCACCTCCAGGGTGGATGCTGTGTGATGGGACGGTTTCTTCAATTAGTAGAACTGCCTACGCGGCGCTGTTCAAGGTGATAGGCACTACGTATGGAGTTGGGGATGGTTCTACCACATTTGGGCTACCCAACCTCCGTGATCGAATGCCTGTGGGCAAGGGGTCGGGGTCGGGTACCGATACGTTAGGGGAGCAGGGCGGTGAACTTAGTCACTCATTGGTGTTAGCTGAGATGCCGTCACACCGCCACGCATCTGAGGGAGGTGGCTACTTCTTCCAGACTGGAGCGGGCGACAATGCAGGTCTTGTGGCTCCCAGCAATGGTTACAACAAGGCCTTGAACACCGACTATGCTGGTGGCGCTTTCGCTGGAAGTGATGGCAATGCCCACAACAACATGCCCCCTTATACCACCCTTAACTTCATCATCAAGGTAGCCTGATGGCCAAGAAGTCACTCAGTGCTCAGGTCAAGCCTGTGGAAGTCAGTATCTTCGACGGCAATGCGCCAGAGAGCTACAAACCTCTGCCTAAGCAAGGAGAGTTCCATGGACTATCGGGAAAGTACCGACTTTTTGCTGGAGGGTGGGGGAATGGGAAGACGTCGGCGGGCTGCGCGGAAAGTCTCATGTTGGCGCTGGAGTATCCGGGTTGCACTGGGCTCATTGCGCGTAAAACTCGGCCTGAGCTTAAGGCCACCACGCAACACCAGTTTTTCAACGGGGGAGGAGGGGATCCCAAGACCGATTGGCCGGGGTGCCCCCAAGAGCTGATACGGACCTTTAACAAGTCTGAGCAACGCCTCACGCTTATCAATGGGTCGATCATCCACTTCTGGCCCTTGGACGACCCCGATAAGCTCTCGAACTTGAACTTGGGGTGGTTCATGATCGACCAGGCGGAAGAA